AATTTGAAAGTTAATTACGGTACAACGACTATGTAAAGCTGGTATAATCTTGTTTACAAAATTACAAGTAAATATAAATCTACAATTTTTGTAAAATGTTTCTATAAAGTTTCTTAATGCAGGCTGAACACTATCAGCGTTCATATAGTCTGCCTCGTCTATAATAACGACCTTATGTGTAGATGACTCATCTAAAGACACGGTTGACGCAAAGTTCTTAATAGTCGTTCTTAGCGTGTCTATATGACGGCCTTCATCTGAACCATTGATGATTATATAATCTGCCTTCAGTTCTTCACATAAGGCACGAGCAACCGTGGTCTTGCCTGTGCCTGCTGTGCCTGAAAGAAGAAGATTAGGAATCTCGTTTTGTTTAAGAAACTTACTAAAGGTATTTTTTAAATCTTCAGTAAGAATACAATCAGATATTTTTCTAGGACGGTATTTTTCAACCCAAAGGAAATCACTCATACGACCTCCTTAAAATGTTGAATCAGCTTCTAAAGCAATCCAGTATTGGACTTTTACCTTTCGATTGATAAAGTGAGCAATCTTTGCTTTAGATAATGCAACATCATAATCGCCAGGTATAATTTTCATATTCTCGGCCTTGATATATGCAGTAAATTCTAAATCAGTTTCGCCTATATCAACAGACGACTCGTTTGAGTTAGAGTTCTTTTTATCTAATGCAACAAGTTTTATCTTGCCTTTCTCACCTTTGAAAGCAATATCAGGTAGACTCAAGTTAGTATATAACTTCTTAACAGACTCGTAATCGCTATTCTTTAATGTAAATGCAACCGTCTTGTCTGGCATTGATATTGTTTTTGTTGGATATCTCAAAGTAGATTTATCAGCAAATGCATATCTAGCACTTAATGATGACTTCTCATCTTTGATCTTTAAATTAGCAGAACCATTAAAGTTCAACACAGGTTGTTGAAAACTATCTAATGCTCTTAAAAACTCTGGCAAGTCATATACACCAAACTCACTTTCAAAGTTTTCTTCTACATCTGCTTTTGCCATAATATTTCTCATGGTAGACATTGTTTGTAATGTCTTACCTGGAGTAAATAATATATTGGCATTAATATCACTAAAATTTCTTAGGATACTAATCGTATTTTCACTTATTTTCATTTCATCTCCTTATCATAATTTAATAATAATACAACATAGTGAACCGCTTTCAATAAGTCAGCACGGTTGTGTCCATTCTTTTTGCCATATCTACAAAGATATTTTATTGCATTGGCGTGGCAAAAGTCTTTGCCAATGCCTAGGGTCTTAAATAAATCTTGCACTTGAAAACCATCTTTACCTGTTGAGTAATGTTGGCCGTATGTAGATTTAATATAGTCGCCTATTTCTTTTAAGATTTTGTCTTCGTTGTATTTCATAATAATATTATATCACTAACTCGGATTAAAGTCAATATCTCGCATATCCTGATTATGTCTAGGGTCTGTTTGTTGTAAATATAATAGCATATGTTCAGGACTTGATACTTCATAAGGGTCACCTTTTGTATTATCACCCTTACCTGCCTCTTCAAATACTTTTTCTACTATACCATCGTTTATAATAGCAGAATAACGCCATGATCTTCTGCCGAACCCTGGTTCTTCTTTCATCACACCCATACCTATCTTATCTGTAAATGTGCAATTGCCATCAGGTATAACTTTTATATTTTTAAGTTTTTGATCTGCTGCCCAAGCGTTCATCACAAACGAATCATTTACAGACATACAATAGATTTGATCTATGCCATATTCTTTAAATGTCTTATGCAGTTTTTCGTAATTAGGCAACATTTGATTTGAACAAATAGGTGTAAATGCGCCAGGTAGAGAAAACAGAATACATCTCTTACCTTTAAAAAATTGTTTTGTAGTTCTATTAAACCAGGCACCCATAGACCTAACTTTAAATACTACATTTGGTAACTTATCGCCTTCTTTCATTATATACTCCTCAAATAATTAATTATGAATCTATTATATACTAAAAAGGGCGACTAGTCAACAAGCCAGTCGCCCTATCTATGATACTATTTAATTGTAATAGTCTTTAGTTTTTTTGCGTCTGGAATAATCTTCTCCATAGACACTTTCAATAAGCCGTCTTTTAACTCGGCACCTTTGATCTCTACATCATCGGCGATAGTAAATGATCTCTTAAAGTATCTTTTTGAAATACCTTTGTGAATCACTTCACCATCTTTTGTATCCTTTGACTTCTCATCTTGTTTTGATTCGATAGTCAACATACCATTCTCACTTGTGATATTAATATCTTTCTTATTGAATCCTGCAAGAGCAATCTCAATATTAAATTTATTATCACCAGTTTTTACTAGATTGTATGGTGGATAGTTAACCGTAGGAACATCAAACATAGATTCGAAATGGTCGAACATATCGTCAAACCCTACTGATAACGGTCTTAATTGATTAAAAATAGATAGTGCTTTATTGGTCATTGTAACCTCCTTTTGTTAAGCAAAGTTTCTATTCGACACCTCTTATGAGCATGTCTATAATGTAATATAATAATTATTTATAATATTACAAGGGGGTAGTTCGGATTTCTTTGAACCCAGGTCTACCCCTTACCTATCTATACCCCTACAAGGTCTTACGAATTGCCTTGTAGTAATAATATATATAACATCAACAGACGGCATAGAATACTTAAATTTTCTTTACTTTTACACCCTTAACCCAACGATAACCTAACAATTCATCATTTTGCTTTTGTGCTTTTCTGATAATTTTAGATCGCTCTTTTGCTTTTTCTCGTTTGATTTCTGATGGTTTAGAAAAATATTGTCTTGCTCTTGCTTCTTTTACAAGACCTGCCTTTTGTACTTTTTTCTTAAGCACTCTCATGGCCTTCTCTAAATTACCACCTCTTACTTCAACGGTTATACTCATTTGTTTTTACCTCCCTTATCTTCTACTTTGATATACGCAGGTGGTTTATCTCCACCCACATCAAAATCGTGGTATGAACCTGGTTTATATGTACTATAATCAGGTCTAGGTGCTCTACCTTGTACACCTTTATCAATATCATCTTTTGTAAATGCAGGTTTCTTACTCTTATCTAGTGACCCTACATTGAGAGGATAACCAGGTTTTAATTTCTGTATCTTGCCACCCTTCTCTAAAAATTCTTTCATTAGTTTATCTCGTTCCTCTTTACTCATTTTAGGTTTAAGATGTTCTAATCCACTATTGTCTTTAAAATTACTCATTTAGTCCTCATTGTAAATAGTTTATCTAAAGCATAATACCATACGCCATTGATTGTAGGTTCTACTAAAGCAACAGCACCTGCTTCCCATAGACTTGCACCTGTAAGAACACTTACAACAGACATGGCAATAATAATATGTCCGCAAGTATATATAAATGCCCTACCGACACTTGTGTTCTTTATTAGTTTAAAAATTCCTGTTTCAAATTCACTCATATTTTTTACCCTCAATGCAAGAAAACTTGTGGCGATTTCTCGCCACAAGCGGACTTACACTATGAATAGATTTAGACAGCAAAGTCTTCTTCACCATCTTCCTCACTATCATCGGATTTCTTTTCCGACAATATCTCTGCCTCTTCAGCAGCCTTCTTGTCGGCAAGAATCTTCTCTACACTAGCACCAGAATCTACTTTGGTATATAGATCAGTAAATGATGTTTTAGTATCATCATCAAATCTATTAGTACAGACTTGGATTGCCTTCATTTTATTTTTGAAGATACCATATGCTTCTGCAATATGGACAAGTCTTCTGGTACTGATAATCTCATCAACACCGCCATCATTATAAGTTTTTCTTATAACATCTGCCCATGTGACTAGATTACTAGCAAATTTAACATCTGATTTACCAGCAGACTTTAATTTCTGAGCAACAATTTTTTCTTCTATTTTAGCAGAAGGATATTGTTGTTCAAAGGTTACTGGAAATCTTTCAAGGAATGCCTCGTTAAGAACATTAGTCCCGATAAACTTACCATCATCTGAACCTTGACCTTTTGTATTCGCAGTAGCGATCACATTAAATCCGATCTTAGGTTTAACAAATCTGTTTATCTTTTTAACATAGACACCCGAACCTTCAAGGATAGGTTGAAGACACATTATCTTATTACTTGCAAGGTCAATCTCATCAAGTAAAAGAACAGCACCTCTTTCCATTGCCTCGATAACAGGACCATTCTGCCATACGGTCTGACCATCTTTAAGTCTATAACCGCCTAGTAAATCGTCCTCATCGGTTTCAATCGTAATATTACATCTAATCATCTCTCTTTTAGACTCAGCACACGCCTGGGTTACAGCAAGAGTTTTACCGTTACCTGAAAGACCTGTGATGAATACAGGATAAAACTTTTTAGATTTTACGATATTTCTAATATCAGCATAATTACCAAAATTAACAAAGTCTGTATCCTTCGCAGGAACAACATTGTCGGTCAATGAAGACACAACATAAGCAGCCTTTGTATCAGTTGATATTTTTTTAGTTTCGGTTGACTTTGATTCAGATTTTGTATCAGAGTCAATATCAAGTGTATAAACACCTCTATCAACCTTAAACTTATCTGATTTCAACCAAGAAGGATTTTTGATTACCTTCTTTTTAACAAGAGCATTTATCTCAGCCCTAGTCACGGTATCTTTTTTGTAAGTGTCTTTTAACACTTTAAGAACCGATTTTTG